AAGGAACAAGCATACTATGGAAGCGATACTTATAAAGAAGCTATTCAGGAATTATTTAATGCAGAGGTTAAAGCAAGTACGCTTGAAAACAAAAGAGATAAAGAAGGACTTATCATTGATCTCTTTAGAACGTTAGAAGCAAGTAGACGTAAAAATAATATATGATTTATAAGTTTAAAAATTGGGTCTATGTTCCTGCAGTATCTGAAATATATATTGAAGCTGACTCAGATGAAAAAGCTTTACAGATATTAAAAGGACTAGATCCAAAGACTTTTAATTGGGAAGAATGTCAATTACATCCTATAAAAACTTTTTACGAAGTAATTAAAAAGGATGAAAAGTCCTGAAAGAAAGCTCTTTAGGGCTATCATAACACAAGCAATAGAAGATGCTATGTATGATGGTTTAAATAAATATGAGATTATTGCTAAAAGAGAAGCTATACATTGGCTTACTTCTAGCTCTCATGATTTTAAATTGATATGTCATTATGCAGATATTGATTATGAATATGCTTCTATGAAGTTTGCTAAAGCTATGAAACTAGATATGTATCAACTTAAAGATAAACAAATTAATGTAATACAAAAAAAACCAGCACGTTCTGTTAAAACGTCTGGTCAATTTAGATTAAATTTTTAATGACTCACAAGGATATATTTAAAGATATGACTTATAATACACTTAATAAACAGGTTGATGGGAATCACTATAAAGATATGAAAGTTGAACCTGCTTATTTTATTAATGAAAATAATTTACCATATGCCGAAGGTAATGCCATTAAGTATATATGCAGACACAAGAAAAAAGGTAAACGTAAGGATATAGAAAAAGCTATCCATTATTTAGAAATGATATTAGAAAGAGATTATAGTTAATCCAATATAAGTTTTTTAATACTTTTACTACCATCTATATTTGACTCAAGCTCAGCCATTGATTTTATGCATTGGTATTGAATATTATTATTTTTGTTAGTACGCATTGCAATTCTTTTACCTTTGAGACAATCAGACATAGATACTTGTATTCTATGTTCTTTAATTTCTCCATTAACAATCATAAGTAAAGCAACAATTAATTCCATTAATGAGCTCCATTACCATTAGCTCTCACTTTATCTTTTAAATGTTCAATATCATTTAATGCTTTATCTAACTGTGTTTTAAGAAATTCTATATTAACTTTATTAGTCATATTCATTTCTTGAGTAGATTGTAGCTTCTCTACAGTTTTATAAAGATCTTCTAATAAAAAATGTTGCTCCTGGTCAGTGGGTACTTGCTCAGATTTTTTTAATAAATCATTTTCAAATAGTTCTCTTGAAGTTTCTAATGATGTTAATCTACCTGTAAGTTCAGTATAAGCAATTACACCTGCTACTACACCAAAAATTATCATAGCCATATTACGTAATGGCATACTTACAGATGTATTTTCACTAATTTTCATTTAGCAATTTTTCCTTTATTAATACCTTTTTTAATAACGTATTCTCTAGTACCATAACCATTAGTTTCTACTTCTTTTTTAAGCTGCTTAAACAGCTGCATTTCTTTATCTTTATGTTCTATTTTTTTTTTGTGTTCTTCTAATGATTTTGTGTCTCTCATCTTTAAACCTATTATTTTTTTCCCAAAAAGGTAACATGTGTCCTGATTTTTTATAGCATTTAAGGCAAGAATATTCGTTATCTTTTAATGATATAAATGCTTCAGTCATGGCAATATCTTTATTGCACCATTTACACTGACCTCTTACTTCGGTCACTTTGGTTTACGCATAATGTCTGCACCTTTAAGACCATAAATAGCACTAACGACTCCTATAAATATAGCTTGATACCAGTAGGGCAGTTGTTTAAAATATTCAAAAAAAACATCTAATCTATTGCGAATCTCAGGATCGTCAGTGAACACAGAATACCCCAATATAAGGATAGGAACAGAAATAAGAATAAGGACAAACTCGTCTTTGTAACCTTGATCATTACTCTCAATAACTTTCGCTTTATATTCAATCTCACCTGTACTCATTTTCTCAGCATGTCTCATTTGAGCATCTGACATTAATTGTTTAGTTTTTTGTTTGTTTTGGTATATATGACTAGCTGTCTTTATACCCATAGATAATAAATTAAACCACATTATTTAATACCTCTTTGTTTAAGAAGCAGAAGAATTTGTAGGTAAACCTTCCCAAGCTTTATACATTCCTTCTACTAAAAGTTCATCGTCATATGGTTGTTGACCATTTTCCATTTGGATAATTGATTTAACTAAAGGTAGATAATGTTCAATACTATTATCTAATTTATCCAAAGGATTAACGTTCATTCTTTTACACACAAAGTCTATATATGCTTCTGTATTATTTTCAGAGGGTGGAGCCCATCTGCTAATAATTTCATCAACGTTAGCTTTTTTATGTGTAAATCTGTAAGTTAAAAGTATTCTCATTAAAGCTCTAATACCCATTACAGCTTCATCAAAAATACAAAATATTGGATCAGTTTGTTCTGATGCTAATCCATCCCAGTCAGTACCAAGTTTGATATTGCCTGGATTTTTGTTTCTTATACCTCTAGGTAATTTTTCCTGTCCATCTGCCATTGTTTTTTAAAACCATTGGGATTAATTTAGGTAACCCATCAATGATAACTCCTGTTCCTATTACTGGTCTAGACTTCTGAAGTTTGTTATATTCAAAAGCTAAACTTTTCATGTTAATTAAACACCCAACTTGCATTCCCCAAAGTAGTTCATTTGGATTACTCCAATAGTCTATTTTGAAAGATGTATGATAGTGTCCTTGAACAGTACACATACCATATTGTTGAGCAACCTTTAAAACGTCTTTGTATTTACCATGGCAGAAGTAAATCTTTTGACCATTAGATGCCTTTAATATTAGATCTTCATGCCATGTCCAACCTTTACCAACTCCAAGCATACTATTGTAAGATTTAAATATCTCGTGTGGTAAACCATAGCGTGTTGCTTTTCTAAATACTAAACTACCATGATTACTATCCATGATATATTGTTTAGGAAATAGTTTTTCTAATTGTAGAAAAAACCTTCTTGCAACTTCTAGTTCATGACTAGCAGAGTATAATCCAGGATGTGAGTCATGGAATGATATACTATGCCAATCCATTTCATCACCTATATTAACTACTGTATCTGGTTTGTATTTAGCTTTTATAGCAGCTAAAAAATCCAGAGTGTCAATATGATGATAAGGAGCATGTTGATCACTTATTACTAATATTGATTTGCTCGGCATACATAAGATATACAATTATGTGTTGTATCTGTCTAGCAGATAAGTACAACTTTATGCTGGTGTCTTAGGTTTAGGTTTTGGTATAGTAATTGTTATAGGTCTGCATTCAAATCTAACAATTAATCTACTTTCTTCTATAAAATATTTATCGTATTCTTCTAGTTCTTCTAATCCTTTAAATGTTTTTTGTGCAACTCCATATCCAAAATTTACACAATCAGAATGATTGTTAAATTGATAACCTGAAACACTACTAGATGGGCATTGACCAGTAGCCATACTACACATCCATAGAACTAAAATAAACTTTGTCATATAACTTTATTTAATAACACAAACAGCTCACCTAGTACAGCTATTCCTACTGCTCCTAGAACATATAAAATACGATCTATATCTTTTTTTATATGTGCTAAATGGTTATTTTCTAAAGTATCTAACTGTTGTTTAATAAGGTTAATTTCACCATGAACTTTTACAAGTTCTTCTTTATTTTCAGTATGTCTACTCATAGTTAGAACAATGTCTCATAAGGTGACCTTACGAGTCCTTTCGTTTTGTATTGTGTATAACGTGGCCCTTGGTATCTAGGATGACCACTTTGTCCTAGTACAAAATCAACTGCTACATCAGAAGCAAGATCTAAGCTTAACCCATCTCTCTCTAACCCTTCTGCAATATCCCTTGAAGCTGATTGTAGCCATATAGGTAAGAATCTCATACCAACATGACCACCTATTTTTAAACCTTTTTCAATAGCTTCATCATCTTTTTTAGTGATGTTTGGACTCCATTTAGTAGTCAAGTATTGTTTATTAGTTAATACTTCTATTGTTGTTCTTGGTAATGATCCAATCTTTTTAAGACCTGTAGATTGTGGATCTGTTATCCAGTGAAAAGGTTCCATTAATTGTTTAGAGAAAGTAAGTACTTGTCCATTCCCTAAATTAATTCTAGTTGGATCTGTATTCTCTAAAAGAGATTGTCCACTAAAAGCATAGTTTAGTGCAGTTCCTGCTGCAGCATATATTAAAGCTGCTCTTAAAAAATAATATTGATATAGTCTACGTAAGTTTGGATCTGACTCAAACGCAGGTAATGACTTAGCAATAATTCTTACATTAGATATAGTCCAGTCTGGTGCAAACATAAGTAGTTGCATGTATCCTCTTGAACCAGGATTAAATGTAGTTTGCATCATGCTTTTTAACCATGGTGTTTGTATTGAGTTGGAAACTCTAGCCCAATCTTGACCACCAAAAGCATCATTAGAAAACTGAGCTGCAGCTTGAGCTTTTCTATATATTACAGCTTTGCTGTCGCCTGGCTGTACTGTTTTATCTAATGCTTGTAAGAATGTTGTTAGTTTAGCATGAGTAAATACTCTATCCCATGTAATCTTATCAAACCATCTAAATACTTTTTCTACCTTTTCAGAAGGTGATATACCAAAATGTCTTTTCCACATTTGGTCTATATTAGTTTTTTGTAATCCTCTAAGGTTAAAATAAAACCTATCAAAGCCTACATCTTCAGGTGTACTAATTTGTAAACCAGATCCTCTAGCAAATTGTATTACATCTCTAAAACCATTTTGTTCTAGTTGATTTACAGCATGTGGAAAATCTTCTATATATTTTGCAGGATTATCTATAAGGTCTTGTAATTCTTTTTTAGAATTAGGTTTAATTATCTTACCTATTGTTTTCATTTTATGACCAGCAAAGATCATACTTTCTACTAATGCACCAGCATGAAAGAAAGAAAAACCAACAGCTAATCTTTTCATCATAAGGTTAGTAGTAAAGATAGCACCTAATAAAGCATTTTCATCTCTAGCATCAAATACCATTTTTAATGATTTTTCCATACCTCTATGTATGTATGGTGTGCCTAGTTTAGAATCTTCAAAATAAGGATGTTTAAATTGAGTATAGTTTTCATCTAATGGTGTAAGTTTTGCACTTCTAACAAGTAAAGGTTTGCCACCAATATCTGCTCTTTCAAGATTAGTTATTAATGCTCTAGTAGCCATAGCTTTACCAGCAGCATGAGTATATATTTTAATTAGTTCTACTGGATCATCATATCCAGGTTTAATTTTATATTGTTTTTGTAGACCAGCATTTATATCTCCAAATACACCACGTCTAGAAAATTGGAACTTACCTGAAGGCCCAGTTACAGCAGTATCAAAATCTTTTACAAATTTAAAAGGTTGTTGCTGTGGGTTATAATGATCCCATAATAAAGGTAGATAGTTAGATCTTTTATTATTAAATAAAGCACTACCTTCTCTACCAAAAATTTGTTCAAATTCATTAAATGATTTTTGTATTACTTTAGCAGCATTTTGTTCTGCATCTGTAAGCTCAGATAATGTTATAGGTTTAGCTTTAGGATCGTATAGAAATGTTTTTCTATCTACTTTAGCTTGAGTAAGATGATAAAAAATTTTACGTCTAGAATCTATAGCATCTGGAACCATCATTTTAACTTTATTAGCTAATTCATAACCTGCTGAGTTTAATTTAACTTGACTCATAGTCATGGTATCTAAACCAGCTTCACCAGCTAATGCTGCTTCATCATATTCTTTAGATGTTTTTTTAAATGTTTTGCCTAATAGTTTTGCTGCAGCATAAACACCAACACCAGCAGCAGCTCCTTTAGCAGTCGCTAATAGCTTTTCATCATCAGCTGTAAGAAATTGTGCTGTACCACCTATAGCTGCTAATGATCCTGCAACTTTAAGAGAGTTAGCTATAGCCATATCTTTGGCGTTTTCATTAACAGATCTAATAGCAGCAGTTATGTCTGCTTTCATTACTTCAAATTTTTCTGGATCTGCTATTTCTTTTGTAGATGCTTTAATTTCATCTATGATCTCATCAACAGTACGATATATACCTTTATCGTTTGTTTCTAATATTCTTTCAGGTTTAACTTTATATTTTTCGTAAATTTTGTTTTGTATATTATGTATATTAGCTTTAGGTAAGTTAGTAGCTTTTTGTAATAAATGACTTGTTCCTGCAAAACCTACAGATATTAAAGCTCCAGCAGAAGCTCCAATTGTAGTTTCTATAGTAGTTCTTTTGGGATCTAATGTTCTATCTTCTGATAGTTGCCATAAAGAAGAAAATGTAAATGGCGTAGCAAGAGTAGCAAATGCACCTACCTTAATATCTGACATTGCTTTAGCTTTTGATTTAGATACTTTAGATAGAGTGAGTACTTTTTGATTTCTTAATTTAATAGCATTAACAACACCTCTACCTAATTTGTGCCAACCAAGTGGCATAAATAATAAATAAGGATCTGCCATAAGCATATTAACAAGCTCTGCACCAAATAGACCAGGATTGGATTTAACCATATTTCCAACCTCTTTCATGTCTATAGTTTGTGGCCCATCTTCTAATAGATAGCCAAACCTTTGTAGCTTACGTTCTGCTGTTTTATATAGTGATGTTCCTTGCTGATCAGGATTATTACGTAAATACGCAAGAGCTTCTTCAGCTTGTTTCTTTTTAGTATTACCTGTGATCCATTGATAGAATGATGCTGGTAAAGATTCTTCCAGCATAAGATGATAAGGATTTCTTAAAGATTGAAAGAACCCAGGAGTTTTATCTTCTATAGGTTCTTGTAAACCATCTGGTATTTGTCTAACTGGATCTTTAAGTTTTGGTTCATTAAGATCAAAATCGTTAGCCATCTATCTTTTCTTTTTTTTATATATATTAAATTTAGGTGTTTCTGTGTATGTTTTATAAGTTCTACCTTGCATAGCACTTACTTCTCTTACATCTAATCCCATTGTTTTTAATGAATCATTATCAAATGTAGATTTTTTAACTTTAGATGATTTCATAAGCATTGGATCTGACTTACTTCTACCAGTAAGTTTTTCCATACTTTTTCTAAATACGTCTGCAGATTTTACATTAGCAGCTGTATATGCTTTCATAGCACCTTTAGATTTAGCTTTGAATACTGCAATTTTAGGTACTTTTTTAGTTTGTCTAATAGTTTTAATACCAGTAGCTGTTCTAGCTCTAGATCTTTTAAGACCTTTTTGTAATGAACTAAAGAATTTTTTATTAGCTGTTTTAATAGCAAGACTTTCTGCAGCCATATCACCTAAAGCTCTAGATGACATTCCCATATATTCAGGTACATCTCCAAGTATAGCTCTTTGTGATGCTTTAACTTTTTCAGCATCTAATACTTTTACAAAGCTACCAGGTGATTTTTGTGCAGGTAATTTTTTAATACCTTTAAACTTAGGACTTTTTCTAATAATAAATTTTTTAATCATTGTATTTCCTATTCAAAATATTCAGGGAATCTAGCTCTAAGTATTTTTTCAGCTCTTTGCTTAGATACCTTTTGTAATTGTGGGTTAGATGCTAATAGCATATTAAATATTTGTGAGTCATCATTAGATAATACATTACCATCTGAAGTAGGTATAATTATTTCAGGGCCAACTTCACCTACAACATAAGGTTTACCAGCTTGTACTGGGCCACCATGTTCTCTTGTAGGAACATTAACATCTGATTCTAATGTAGCAGAAGTAACAAATGGTATTCCACCTTTTTTCTTAAATTTGTTTTCTTTAATTAATCTTTCTATAATTTGTAATTTACGTCTAGTATCAAATACAAGTGGTTTATCTGTTTTATTTGCACTTTGAAGTCTTTGCATTTCTTTTTGTAATTCAATTGCAATATCTTCAGCTGCTATATCAAACATAGCACTTACATTTTTACCTTTAACTTTACCTACAATTCTTTCTATTACATTAGGTTTTTCTATATTCATTGTTTCTAACAATGATTTAACTTCAGCAATATCTGTAGATGTAGCTTGTATAGGAGCTTGTTTTCTGTCAGCTATAATTTTTTTATAGTTTTGTGATATAGCTCCTGCTTTCAATACATTATCTAATGCACCTTGACCTAAACTTTTACCTTCAGCTCCTGCTTGCATAAATGCTAAACCAATAGTAAATGCAGGATTAGCCATTAATCCTTCAAAGCCACCTTTATCTTTCCAAGTAGCCATAGCTTTATCCATATCTACACCTGCCATATTAGACAATCTTTGTAAAAATCCCATGTCAGCTTGTTGTGTACCTTGTCCACCAGTTACTATTGGATCTGATGGTTCTTTCATAGGCATAGGTGCTTTATTAGTTTTATCTTTATTTAATACATTTTGAGGAACTATAGATGTAGGAAACATTTGTCCACCTGGTTGTGTTAATGGTGATCCACCTTTTCTTTCTCTTAGCAAAGGAGAAATACTAGGTTTACCTCCAGCAGTTTCTAATGAACCACTTCCTTGTGTTTCAGTATAATCTTGAAAACCATCCATTCCTTGTGATTGTTTTCTCCAATCATCAAATATACTTCCAAGATATGTATTGTCTAATAATCCCATTATAATATTCCTTTATCTAAATTGTTTTTCTTTAACCATCCATAAAATGGACTCTCACTTATAGCTAAATAACGCATAGGACTTGGAGATCCAAGTATACCTTGCATTTTAGCTTTAGCAGAATCATATTGATCTTGAAAAAACAATTCGTTTTTATTTTTATTTATTTTAGCAAAAAAATCTGCAGCAGGTGAGCTATCTGGTTTATCTAATCCAGAGACAATATAAGGTGCATCAGGTGCTACATTGCTCATAAGTTGTCTCTCAGTTTGTTGTTGAGTTCTTTTACCACTACCTAACAAACCACCAGAGTCTGTACCTGGCCCTGCATATTTATAAGTACCATAATCACTTGTTAAATACTCATTTACATTTCTACCTGCAGCAGTTAAAAATGCAAGAGTTGGTGAAAATTTTAATGCAGGATTTTGTGTAATAACATTATTGTAATGTTCATTAAATGAAAGATTTACAGTTCCTTTTCCTGCTCTACCATATGGTTCATATTTAACATTTTTGGTACCATAGTATTCATTAAGATTTTTGTTAAATAAATCATATTGTTCTTTAGACATTTTAATGTCTGTTTGATCATTTTTAGCTAATTCTTTATTAATAGTTGCTATATCTTTTTGTGTTTGTCTGTAATGATCTTTATCAGGTACATCATATTCGTCATCTGAACTTACTTGTATTGGTTTTTTTTTAGGAACTATTACTTTTGGTTTAGCTCCTGAATCTCTACCTCCACCAGGCGAAGTTACATATGTTTTTGTAGCTTTTGGTTTAGATACATATTTAGTAGGTGAACTAGAAGTACCACCTCCCATAGCTATATCTCTAGCTGTTGGTTGTGTTCTACTAGCTTTTGTGGAGTACATTCCTTTATCTCCTCCACCTGGAGGCCCTCCTCCACCACCTGAATCTGAAGATGATCCTCCTCCTCCTGACATTTAAACTCCTATAATATAGCTAAAACAATAATGATAACAGCTACTACTGTACAAGTTGTTTTATGTTCTTTAATAATATGTGGTATATGTTCTTTTAATTTCATTATAATAGTCCTCCTAATAATCCAAATCCAGCTCCTATTGCTGCTCCATAAGGCCCTGCAGCTCCTAACATTGGTGCTAAACTTGCACCTGTCAAAGCTCCACCTGCAGCCATTGTTATAGGATTGGCTTTGGGTGCTGTCATTGTTTGTTGTTGTGTTGGCAAACCAAATGCAATTGGTGCAGCAAGATTATAATATTGCTGTAATGATTGCATAGGTGCCATTTGTTGTTCTCTTTGTATATCTTCTAAAGCTCCACCAACTGCTGTTAAGCTAGGTACTTGTTGAGCTGTAGATAATTGTCTTGCTCTTTCTCTTTCTAACTGTCCAAATGCAAATGGTAATGCTTTGTCTGCAACTTGACCAACTACTTGGCTTTGCATTAATGGTGATCCTGGTGTTCTACCAGCTCCTGAAAATTGTCCAGCAACATTAGAATATATATCAGTAGCAGCTTGACTAATCAAAGGAGATAAGAAAGGGTTAGTATACTGTCCTTGTATAGTTCCTAATATTTGTTGGTTAGCAGCTTGAGCCATTTGCTCTTGTGCAGCTAAGCCTTGTGTAGTTTGTGTACTAGGTGGTACATATCCTGCAGCACCTGGCCCTTGACCATAAATGGTTCCTGCTTCAGATAATATTTGTTGTATTGCAGGTTCTGCTGGTGCATATGGTTGTGCAGTACTTATTGAAGTTCCAGAACCTCCTCCTCCAGATGACATATGTTATTTCTCCTTTTTATGTTTTTCTAATAATACATGGCTTTCTTTGTAACCATATGGTTTTAGCACACGCTTCCAACCAGGTCTAGCAACAAGCTCTAATAAATCACATTTATTATTCCATGCAAATTCTTCTATTTGTTTTATTAAATGCTGCCATTTATCACGATGTTTACCTGTCATAATTTTAATATTAAGACATCGTTGTAATGGTCTTTGTATAACTTCAGTAACAACTACACCATACATTCTATCTTGAATATCTAGTTCGCTATCCCAAAGAAACCAAAGTTGCATTTTATCATCTTTAATCCATTGTTTAAAATGAGTTTCAGATGCATATCCATTTGATCTTGCTAAAGCATTAGCTATTAAACCTTTGCAATGTAACCAAACAGAATCAATATTTTCTTTTGGTATTTTAACCAATTCAATCATGCAGACTTTTCGTCAAATATTTCTAAATAACTTACAATACCTGCTACAGCATTTGCAGTTGCAGCTTCTAATCTTAATATATCACCAGATTCTAATACTAATGTTCCTTCAATAAAATTAATAGAATCTTTAGCATTTAATGTATGGTGAGCTATTTCATATTCTGTCGTAGCACTACTATCATAAACATATCCAATAGTATCAACATTAGAAGTCGTAGTATTAGTTGATTGAATAGTTTTTACTATAGTAGTTCTATTAGCAGGTACTGTATAGACATCTGTTTTAGAAGTTGTCGTTAAATCAAAACCTGCGTTTTTATATATATTAGCCATTTTTAGGATGTTTTATTTTAACAGATTTAATAGCCTGATAAAAGTTAAAATACTTAGTTTTTAATTCTTCATCTTGATCTATAGAATGCCATAACATATCTAGTTGATCTCCAATTTCAGGATAACTATTTCTTCTTTGTTTTATATAATCAGGTTGTTCAGGCTCATTATCTCTTTGATATTGTTTAGCGTCATACTCTGCTTGTAGTTCTGTCATCTTAGCTTCTATGTCAGCTACTGGTATAGGTGTTGTTCCATTTAACCAAGTTATTTGATTAATGTCATCTGCATTAATTGTAAAGTTTGCATTTGGATTTATTTTTAATATTGCTTTATCAATCATAATTTTATCCTTGAATTTCGTATGCTGTTATTGTTGATATTGTTCTTACATAACTTGCTAAATCACTATCTGTCGATGACCTATTTATAAAGTGTGTGTTTGTACTTTCAGTTTGATAACCTTGAATTTTATATGTTAAGGATGATGTAGATGAAGGCGTATCAAGAAAATTAATACTGGTTGGCTCAATAGGTCTGCCAGATGTACCACCATATAAAGGATTAGTTGTTAATCTTGCTCTGTTTCCTGCTTCATCACCAATTCCTATTGCTGTACTATCTCTCATTAATCTAAAACCTAATCTTGAAGAAGATGGAGAGCCATTTCCCATTATGGTAGCTAATATTAAAATTTTATTTGATGTAGAAGATGGAGTAATAGAAAGACTTAATCCTGTAATATCAAAAAAAGTTTGCAATCCAGCATTGGCTGCATAAGTATCGCTTTTAGTTGCACTGACAACTTGCAAAACTTTTCCTTTACCAGAGTTTGCTCCTAATGTAATTAATGCCATATTGTTATACTCCTATTATTCACTTTCTAATGCTGTTATTCTTGCTTCTAATTCTTGAATTGTTTTGACCAATAAAGGTACTAATTTAGATTGGTCGATACCTTGATATTCTGGATTACCATTTTCATCTACTGCATCTTTTTCTCCAGAGATTGCTTCTGGTACTATGCTTGAAACTTCATGTGCAATAAAACCATCTACTGTTGTATTTGCGTCTGCAATAAAATTAAATCTTGCAGGTTTTAATTGTTTTAATCTTGTTGTTGCATCAAAGTCATAATTTACATTTTCTTTTAATCTATAATCTGAACTAGTATTATAAGCAGTTGTAGTTCCACTTGTTTGAATATTACCAACTTCACCATTTGGATTATAAAATACTATTTGTCTTGCTCCTCCAGTGAGATTTCTTTGAGTAGCAAGAACTGTTCCAGACGAAGCACCCATATAAAGATTTAGTTTTGCATTAGAATGAATAACTGATTCAGTTCCCATCATAGCTTGACCAACACTATTAATACGCATACGTTCTGCACCACCTGTATAAATTCTAAGATTAGAACTACTATCTTCTCCTATTAATACAGCACTAGAAGCTGATGAATGTTCTATTTTGAATTGTGTAGTGGCATCTGAACCAACAATATGAAGTTTAGAACTTGGAGAAGTTTCTCCAATACCAACTCTTTCTGAACTATCTATTGTAATAGCTGTTGCATCTGCATTGTCATCAATACCAGTAGAACTAAATGTTGTTAGAGGATAACTAAGTTTAGCACTTGTAACATTAGCATCAGTAATCTTAGCAGTAGTAACTGCACTATCTCCAAGTTTAGCAGTAGTTACAGAGCCATCACTAGGTACTGTCATAACTCCTGTTCCATAATGTAAAAAGAAATTACAAGTTGAAGTGCTTGGTACTGCAACGCCAAAGTCTATTGTAGAACTTGAAACTGTAAAATTAGTAGCTTGAACCACACCATCAATACTAATCAAGCATGATTGAGCAGAGTTTGGTGTAAATGCTACTGAACCTTTTGTAATAGAATAAGAACTAGAACCATCAAAGGTAATATTATCTAGTACCTCTATGTTTGATATTTTATCTAATCCTCTGCCAAGATAAGCCATTACTCTGTACCTCCATTATCTATTATTTCGTTACCTTCTATTGCAGACCATTCTTGTATTGCTTGGTAATCTGAGTTTGCTTCGTCTAGTGGTACATGAAAAGTAATTCCATTTTCTACTACATTATAAGAATTAAACTCACCATCTGAATTGTAATATTTTGTAACTGACGTAAAATTTCTATCCATAATTATAACTCCGCATTTGCTGTGTAATGTCCGTAAAATTGTGCAACTACCCAATTTGCACCTATTGCAGACTCAATTCTAAAAGATTTTTCTCCTTGACCAGAAATACCTGTACTTACACCGCCACTTGCACCATTCCTATCATAATTCCATTGTCCAGAAGTGTTAGCGTTACTATGGTCATAAGAAGTTACAGTTGGTATTGCTCTCATTCTAGTTTCTAAATTAATTGTACTTCCAATATACTGACCAGCTTGAGTGCTACCTCTTTGTATTTGTATTCCTGTTCCTGTTGCTGTTCCAGGTGTTGTAGCTAATTCATAACTTTTTTGAAAATATCTTGCACATCTTTGATAGTTTACATCAACAGGCAAGAACTCAAAATCAGATGCAGTTGTTCCAGCTTCTAATTGTACGCCTGTAATGTACCATTCGTTTGATGTGCTATCTGCAAGGTTGACTTGACCTACTGCTCTGTTTGAAGATGTTAATGAACCCCAGTCTGTTTGTAAAGTACCAGAAGTATAATCAGTTCCACCTGCTAACCAAAAAGTTAAAAGTAAAGAAGTATTATTATCATTATCTAAAGCACCAGTAGTATCAGCAGGAATATTTATAATTTTCTTTTCCCAAGTATTAGCTGAATTAATTGTATAAGATTTTGAAATTGACCTTGAATTATCGTTATCAAATATTTCACAAATGTAAGTTCCTGTTTTGTTAGATTTTACCCAAAATGAAACTGCCATACTTTCTGCATTTGCAGTTCCTTTTTTTAAATACTGTAAGTTTTGACCTTCTATATATTGGCTAACTTTAAGATAATCTCCAGTAGATAAAGATGCGTCAGCAGTAGTACAATCCATTTTTAATGATTTAGCAAAACCTTGACCAGTTGGTACATCAGTTGATTGTGATTGTGTCCAAGTTCCTGCATTAGACCTATTAAATATCCATCTATCGCAAGTGTCATAAGAATTAGCTACACCTGAAAGACTTGAAGCTGAAGTTCCTCTTTGTGCTATGCTCATGTCACCATTGATGATGATGTTTCTGAACTTAACATTGTCTTGAAATCCAGCACTTGGTATTTTTGATATTGCCATTATTTATTCTCCAACTCTGTTATTCTTGTTTCTAATTCTTCAATTTTAGTAATCGCTTCTTGTAATGCTTTTGTTAAAACTGGAATTAATACTGTTGTTTTAAGTTTTTTATGTCCATTTGGGTCTATTGTTCCATCTTCTAAAGTTGGAGTATCTACAATATTAGGAAATACTTGCTCTATTTCTTGTGCAATAAAACCAATTTGTTTTAAATCATCACCAATAAGATTAAAGTTTCTTACTCTTAGTTGTTTAACTTCATCTAATTTTGATGTTGCATCAGTAATATTTTCTTTTAATGTTTGGTCAGAAATTGTACCCCAAGTTCCTGTTCTATTATATGCATAACCATCAGTATTTAACTGATGTTGTAATGTGCTTGTACCACCAGCATTAGAGTATAATGCTAAAAGTTTTCTACCACCAACAGATGTTCCCATATATCCAGAAATTGTAGCATTTGCCGAAGCACCTCTTGTTACTAATAATCCTGGTACTTCTCCACCTACATCTGTTGCAGAATTAGCACCACAAACTACAGTTGTTCCAGTAAAATTTCTGTTTAAATATAAGTGTCCATCATTATCAGTTGCAAATTTATTACTTCCTTTATGCTTTAAAATAATTCCACCAGTTCCTTCACTATTTACATCTGCATCAATTATAAAACTTCCAGCAGTAGAATTGTTGCCAATAATATGGTCTGCGTTTGTATCTGTGTCTGTTAAAGTTATTGCTGGATTAGTTGAATTTAGATGTAATTGTGTTGATGGAGAACTTGTACCAATACCAACTCTATTATTTGTGTCATCTAAATATAAAGTTCCACTATCGTAGTTAAATGGTTTTGAAAGCATATCGCCTGTAACTGAATTATTTGCAGGTGTTACAGTTTGAATTGCCTTTCCTAGAAAAATTGCATACATGTCATCTGATGCAGATGTGGCTTCTGTTAGTGTTAAACTTGTACCAGATGCAGAATATGCAGTTGTAGGTTCTTGTCTAACATTGTTAATAAATAATGCTAACTCATTTGCATTAGCAACTGGATTATCCAATGTGTAAGATGTAGTCGCACTTGTAGTAAAGTCTTGCTTAGCAAAACTTGTATAACTTAATGCTGGTTGATTACCAATAAAAGGCATTGATTATTCTCCTATGAACTGATTGCGTCTACTGTTGATACCCAAACATCTAAAGATGAAGCTGTGTCTGATATTACTTTTAAAGCATCACCAGATTGAACTACAAATTTAGCTCCACCATCTAATACTTGTAATGATGAACCAGTTGGTATTGGTGCATCTTTAACAAGATAGATGTCATTTGAACCATCATTGATATATACAGATGCTACAACAGCTGATGTTGTTACATTTGAAACTGATATACCAACTACTGTATCATAACTGTCTGCAGTAAATAAAGTTGCTGCAGATGTTCCTACATCGTTGCTTGTGTATCTTCTAAAGTTTTGTGCCATGTTTTCTCCTTATAAAGCAATCGCCATTGCAATTGCAAATCCATTTGTTGCTGCGTTTAAATTTGTTAATTGACTACCATCTACAGCAGGTAATTGTGCAGAACCATTTAATTGTACTACATTATTTGCAGAAGTTCCAACATCTAATGTAGATGAAGTTCCTAATCCTGTAATCTTAGTATTAGCAATTGAATTAACTGCTAATGTAATATTTCCTGATGAAGTAATTGGTGAGTTTGCTACTGTAAATTCTGATGAACCTGCATCAGCTACTCCTACTGAAGTTACTGTTCCAACATTAGCAGGTGTAATAACTGTAAATGTTATTGTATCAGATCCTAATGTAGCTGTATTATTTGTAGTACATAAAAAGATTTTATTGTCATTTGTTGTACCTTGATTAATAACAACCATTTGACCAGATAACTCAGCAATAGTATCGTATTCAGTATCTCTACTTGCAGTACCACTAGCTACTACTGTATATAATCCATTTTGTGATCCTGTTGATTGATCTTTAACTAAAACTCTATCTCCAGTAGCAAGAGTTACTCCATCAATAGTATCACCATTTTGTAAATCTGCTGTTAAATCTATATTAGCTGTAGTAGCACATTCTGCTACAATTCTAGTTCTTAGTCCAGCAACAGCTTGGTCTACATAATTTTTAGTTGCAGCATCAGAAGTTCCTGAAGGTGCTCCAAGACCTGTAACACTACCACCAGATATAGTAACATTATTTGCATCTTGAGTTGCAATAGTTCCTAAACCTAAATTAGTTCTAGCTGTTGATGCAGCTCCTAAATCTGATAAGTTATTTGATGCTGTAAGTTTAGCATCTAATTGAGTTTGTATTGCAGATGATACACCATTCAAATAACCAAATTCTGTATTAGAAATTGTACCATCATGTATTTTAGTTGCATCAATTGCTGCACTAGAATTAATATCTGCATTTACAATAGAATCATCTACAATTTTAGATGAGTTTACTGAGCTTGCAGCAAGTTTAGCAAGTGTAACATTAGCATCAGCTATATGTGCAGTATCAATAGATCCATCTGTATAGTGTTCACTATTAATAGCATCATCAGCTATTTTAGCTCCAGTAATTGCATCTGCTGCAATTTTAGCTGTAGTAACATTTGCATCTGTAATTTTTGCTGTAGTAATTGCTGTATCAGCAATCTTTGCTGTAGTAATTTGTGAGTCTGCAACATGAGCTGTGTCTATAGATCCATCAACATAATGTTCTGAGTCTATGCTGTCATCTGCAATTTTAGCATTTGTTACAGCATCAGCTGCTAATTTAACAGTAGTTACAGATCCATCTGCAAGAGTTGCAGTTGAAATAACACCAGAAGGTATTGAATTATTAGTTGCAGATAAAGCAGCAATATAAACATTAGAAATAGCTTCATTAGATAATGAGCCTGAATCCCATGTTACATTGACTGTTGTGTTTGTAGAAAATGATGTACTAGCAATAGTACCATAGATAGTTCCTGGAGTAGAAGCAGTTAATTTAATTCTTCTTCCAGCATGATAAATAGCAGTTACATCTACACCATTAATAGTAAAAGACGTACCACTAGCATATGCTGCTGTGTATGCTCCATCACCATCTCCATATTCTACCCATTGTGAATCATTAAACCATTCTCTAGTATTTTTCATCAATGCTCTAATAGCATTATTAATATTAGAAGGTAACATACCTTCTGCAACAGAGATACTATTTAATGATGTATTACTAGCTTGTGTTGTTGAATAATCTTTTATTCCTGCCATTTTAATCTCCTATAAACCAAGCATATGCTTTTTGGTTTTCTTTATTCTTTTCATTTATCAAAGTGTTAATTGCTTCTTCAATTTGTCTTTGAAAAAATTCTTGTGTTTCAAAACTATATCTAACATTATCTATATCAGTTTTGTCTGTCATCTTAATCCTGCTTTTGATGCAATAAGATCTATACCTTGTGCATGACTCCAAGGAGTTCCACTCGGAGTTTTAACATTAATTTTTACGTATCTACCAGATTGTCTTACTGGATTAATACCTGTTCCATTCATAGAAACAGAAGAAGATTCATTTATATTATCAGTTAATCTATCTCTAGTTTTAATAGTAACTGTTGCTTCTGCATCTACTATAGGTCTAATACTTTGAACATTACTTCTTAAACCTGGAAATAATTCTACTTCAGATGTTTCTATTTCACCTTCATTATCTGTTCCAGAAAAAATAGCTGCTTTGTAACTACTATCAATTGCACCTAAATATCTTTGTCCACCATTCCAAAAGTCAGTATCTAATGCAATATTAATTTGATCTAAGTTTCCTGAAATAATATCCATTAATTCTACAGTATAAGCTCCTACAAATTGGCTAAAAATTGTACTTGCGTTAGCTTCTGCAAGAGACCATTTTTTTGTAGCATAATTATAGATTATAATTCTATCGCAAATTCCAGTTGTATTGGAAGTATTATTTACGCTAGGGTACAACCATAATGCTAGTTGATTAAATGGATCTACAGCTGCACAAATTCTATCTGTAAATGCTTTATTTAAATTTAAATCAAAAAATCTATTAACTTTTTCTGCACCAATAGATATTACATTGTCTCCATTAAGCTCAAAAAATCCATCATCTGCATAGAAAAATACACGTCTATTATCTTGAGCTACAGTTCTGCCATATACTGCACCTCTATTAGGTGAGATTACTGATAGTCGGAATACTGTAGCTCCTCCGACATAGTCCATACGAATTATCTGGTTTTGTCTAAAGACATATGAAATTTCTCCAGATGTTATATGGGTAATTTCTCCTCCTGATCCAGGAAGGTCTTGTAAGTCTGCTTGTTTACCTGACCAAGTAGTAATATCATTAATACCTGACCATTGTATTCTATTTTGATTTGAGCTTTGGTTACCTGTAACTAAAAAGTCTCGAATAACTCCTGATACTTTAAAGCTAGGTGTTGTTCCTGCAGTTTGTATTGCACTAAGATTTGCAAAGTTAGTTGAAGTACCCATTAGATAATACTGAGGAACATCAACTCCATTACTAGCAATAATATAATTTCCAAATTGTGTAAATGTCCAAAAATCTGTATTTCCACCTGTTAAAGATCCTTTTCTTGATGTAAATGTACCACCATCTAATTGATAAATATCTGTGTTAGTTGCAACAAAATTATATACATTACCTGCATTATCTCTAAAAGATCCTGCACCTCTAGAATCTTTAGTAATATTATTAGAAGAATAATCTACCAAAGAAGGAAATCTCTTATAAGAATTAAGAGCATAATATACATTAGTTGCTACGTTAGCTCCTGGATTCAAATGTTCAGGTTGATCAGGTAGCCATTCTCCAAAAGGTATCTGCATTATCTTTGCCTATAAAATGATAAGTCTGTTTGTACGTCTGTTCTTTGAACAACTGGTGCATTGCCATATGTATCTTGTTTGTCATTGTTCTCACATCTTTCAAGAGCTGACACATACATTGCTAACCATTGTTGTGCTTGATTTGGTTCTACACCACCAAGAAAATTAGCAGCATGATATAATGAACCATATAAATAAATAGCTGGATGTTTTGCTAAAATATAATTTGATGTATTAGTATCACTAAGCTCTGATATAGCTTTGTAATATGATAACTTGCCAGTATAAGAAACATCAGGGCTAGGAGCAAATCTAAATTTTTCAACTTCATTATCGCTTTCTATTGTGTAAGCTCTAGGTCTACCAGTTCTAGAACCACCTTTTATTTCAAACATATTAGCTGGTGTTATATATTCTAAAGGATATTTTACACCTGAATCTATATAAAATGATCTAACAGCTATAAATCCTGTAGGTACTGTTACTTGTTCAGCATCAATTGTAACATCATCTTGCTGTTCCATTTGTCTTATTCTAAGTTTAGCATTAAAGTCTGCTTCACATAGTTTTATAAAATCATCACTAATTTCTGAAGTTAAATCACTACGATTTAACCAGTTTGCAATAGATGTTTTAAGTTGTGCATATGTTGATATAGCCATTATAAATTTCCTGACGCTGTTCTAAAATATCTAAACTCATTACTATTAAGCTTAGTTTTCATTATTTTTCTTTGTATGTCTTTTGGTAAAGCAAACCAATTGTTGCTTCCATTATATTCTTTAGCCCAGATCTGTAGAACAAGAGGTGGAACACTAGCTACTCGTTTCATTTCTTTTGCTTTAGAAACCCATCCTTGATCAGTATCATTATATAGCTTTTTATTTCTATCTAATAAACCATTAACATTTTGTTCATTATTAATAGTTAGTTTACCATCTGATTCTTGGATATACTTAGTCTTTATTCCATTATCGTAGTCTACAGCTCTGACTTTTCCCATACTATTCTGATAGTTCTGTTACGTATAAATTTACTGATCCTATTACAGCTACTTTTTCGCCAGGCGAAACTTTAAAACATTCAGAAGTTTTAGATTCTAAAAATATTTTAGATGTTGTTGCTGTTGGATTTACTCCAAATTCTATATGACAATCAGCATCTGGTATAATTCTAATATATTCAATATTATCACTAAATGCAGAAGATTGTGCAGACGAACCAGAAGATGTAACTTTTTGTGTAGTTAGAGGTCTCATTGCGTAATTACTCCCGTACATATTTTGTTCTCCTTTTGTTTGGGGATGTTGCCACCCCCAGAATTAATTATCTTCTAATAACAAATGTTACTACTAATTTTTTAGCACCAGTAGATGCACCATCTGTAATCATTTCGATAGTTCCACCTTCTTCTACGTTATTAGCTGCTGTAGGTTCTGCTGTGTCTACATCACCTGCTGCTGAACCAGAGTGTGCAACAGTTATGCCACCACCAGTTACTGCAGTTCCACCAATTTCAAAAGATATTCCTGCATTTGCTCCAGAAATAGCTCCTTGTAAAGCTGTAAGAATTTTAATAATTTTTCCACCATCAGGTACTGCAACAAAAGTTGAAGATGCTGTGCTGATGTCTGCGATAGTTGAAGTTATAAAATAGTCGTTTAATGTTCTCATTGTGTTCCTTAATTGTTCCGATCCTAACCCTCTCTCAGATCTTCAATTGTTTAGAATCTGCTGGGGGAGCAGATTGAAAGGTTACTCCCCCAAACAGTTATAATTATTATGAAGTAGTTAAGTCTGCAACCATTCCAGATGCAGCTTCATTTCTTGACTCAAGAGTAGCTTCTACTAAAAGCTGTCTTTTCTCTGTGTCACCTGTTTTAGCAAGTTCATGCATAGAGAAATCTCTTAAGAATGCAATACCCCAGTAGTTCATGTCTAGTACATAAGCGTCTCTATCTCTAGAGAATCTGTTAGGTACTACTTGTAACTGACCGAAGTCTGAAGCGTAAACGTCTACAGAAGTGTATAATGTAGCGTCTGCACCTGCATCAAATCTAGTAGAATTACCAGTAAAGCCTGATAATTTTTGTTTGTTGAATGGGCCCACCATAACCATTGAAGGGTCACCACCAGCATTCCATACTGATTTGATAACTGATTTTAATTGAGCTTCTGTGAAGGCTCTTTGAGTACCATCAGTTCTTGCTGTGTTACCAGCTCCACCTGATGAACCAGAAGCACCTAGATCATCATTTGATGCAACCCATGCACCAAGAGATCCAAATTTTCTAGCTGTTGTACTGTTACCAGCAACTTCTGCTTGGTTACCAGTCAAAGTAGCTTCCATGTCTCTTTTTAACTCTTTAGCTCTTTTAGCAATTTGATAAGCGATTTCAGATGCTCTACCTGCTTTATCTACTGCTTCTTGAGTACCAGTAATTACCACAGTCTTGTCCATGATTTGGCAAGAGTTAGATAATCTGCTAGTTGCAGTTGATGCGTCTAGAGTTGCTTCATCACCTTCAATTACAGCATTTGAAGTAGATGCTGCTGCTAGTGAGTCGGTTTGCCATTCGTGTAAAACTGCAGTAGCTTGAGTTTTTGCTGCTGAGCTTAAGAATGGCGTATCTGTAGGAGAGATGCTATAGATAACATCTGAAAGATCTTCTCTTTCCCCTACTGAATCGTACGTGTCAAACGTATTAGTTGGTTGTGCCATTGTTTATTTCCTTTGTTGAGATTTAAGATTAATAATGTCAAGAATCGCAGAAGAAGCATCATTAATGTTTCCTGTCTTACGAACCTTGCCAATTTTATTTCTTATTAACTCTCTACCAGAACTTGTTGACGACTTAGCTGTACCTGCTTTTACTACTTTAGGTGCATTAGCTACTTTCTTTTGTATGATAGGTTTTCTATCTTTTAAAGATTGATAGCTCATAGCATCTTTTGCAACCATTAAAAATCTATGATCTGCAAGTGTTCCAATTTCTTGATCATTAAAACCATAGTCTCGTAATGAATTACGTAGGTTAGTTTTAAATGAATCAGATTTTTTAGGATCTGCAAACTCAGGTATTTTTTGTGCTGCTAACTCTTTCTGTGTATCAAGGAACTCTTGGTATTGTTTTTGTTGAGCTTCTTTTGCTTTACTTTGTATTTCACTTAGCTGCTCTTGTTGTTGTCTTAACTGGTAGTCCAGTCGGGC